TTTTAATAATAATAAAAATAATAATAATAATAAATATAAAAATAATAATAATGAAAAATACAAATATAACAAATATGGTGCGAGTCGTGGAGCACTAGACCAAGTTATCCACAACAATTTTGTCAATAATATAAATCAATTAGAACAAAATGACCCAATACCAAGAAATAGATATGACCAACAAGGACAAGCATTGCCTTTTAATTTAAACACTGACCCAGAAATATATAGATTAAAGAAACAAGAAGAAAGAATAAAGATAAACAAAAATAAGTTGAAATATATGAGAGAGATAGAGGCAATGCAATTTCAGGGGCAAGTAGACACATTGGAGGGTGAGCGTGCAATAGTCCCATCAAGTGTAATAAACATATTAACATTAAGAAATTCAAATTTAAAATCTTTAAGCATGGCTAGTAGGAAAAAGCTGATGGCCGAGAACCCAGTCATAGGTGAAGGTCTATCCCAATTAATAACAAACCATGTGACCGTAACTTATGATGCGGGTGCAAAGCCAAAAGCTAACTATTTAATATTCCCATGCAGTACCAATGAACACCCCATGTTGCACGCCATAAGAACTATTATGGAACTTGATCTCATTTCTGAACATGTAAGAATAATATCTGAGGTTTTTAATACAAATGACAACAACGACATGTGCCCTCATACCACACTTATCAATGTACCCAACAGACTGGTTTGTGATGTCAATAGCACACGATCGATGTACTACGGAGTCTGTACTAACATTTTAATTCCGCGTTTAGAAGGTGCAGATTTTGATAGGACAGCGATTGTGCAAGCTGACGTTGATAAGTACAACAATGAAAATTTAAAACTCATAAATAGTCATTTAACAAATGCACAAAACAATCAGCCTATAAGAAACTATGTTGAAGTTAACACACATGAACAAACACTACAACAATATGCCCCTAATGCCCCCCAGAACACATTATATATACTAACAGATGTAATTTATTATCTCAATAATGATGATTTATACACTTCATTCCAAAATTCACAACAAGGTACTGTTGCCATAGGAGCTCTACACATACCCACAGCAAAAGATATGGAAGAACATGACATAGCATTTGAGGTGGATGGCACCTTTTATAAAGAAGGCACATGTCGTATACACCCACCAGAGAATACATATAACAATAAAGAAGTGATGTTGAAGAGGTGTTCTTTTACTATGAAAGTTAATGGGAATAATCACTACTACACCTCTACAATTAGGTTTCCTGAGCTATTAAATGATGATATATATACTATACCACAGCCTGCTAATAATAATTATCCTTTTATATTACAAGTCATAAAAAGGCAAGCTGTCAATATGTCAGCAACCATGTACATAAGTTTTGAAATCAGAAAAATAAATAGACCCTCCATAAATGATATAATTACAACAAACATATATAAGCAGGCAAACATATATGATTCATTACAATTACTTATTGGTAGGATTAATGCACAAGATGAAACAAGGAGTCACCAGATAAGTAGGCTGATTGATGAGGTAATGCCATTTACAGAAACAATACTAAATAGAACATATATAAAAACATGGACAGATAAATTGAAGCAAGGTGCCAAAGATCTCTTATATGGACCAGAATACGAAATTCGCAAAAGGAATGAAGAATATAGAATGTATAGGCGACAAACCAATAGACTAATTGATTCATACAGAACTATGACAATGAAGAAAGAGGATATAAAACGCTTGAAACCAAGCATAATAAAAAGTAAATTGATGAACACACTAGCAGTTAAAATCAAAACAGGGGGCCAACTAGATGATGCAAAAATCAACACATTATTAACATACCTAAATAGAGAGAAACCAGAATACAATATGCAGCAATTAGGTGCACTACTACTACATGGAATAATTCAGGCAGTTGATATCAAGGACAGGATAAATATACTCAAAAATACAAAAGCATTTGCTGAAATAAATGAAAAAGATTATGAAGTATTACCAGATAGTCTGAAAGATGCATTTAGTCGACAACAATTATGGTCATATCTAGTCTTCAAATTCAAAACACTATTTGAATTACCCGATGATGCTAAATTAAATCAAGAAAATTTTCAGTAAAGGCCAGCTATAAGAATATAAATGAATACGCTCCTAAGCGTTATAAATATAGTGGTATATCCACAGGTGAGAACATAGAGAAACATGCATCAGCAATAATTTATCCAATGAATTTAAAACACCCACATCCATACTTTAATCAATATGATAGATTAAAAATTTTTAATATTGTTGATCCACAGTTTCAGAAATTAGCTCAAATAAAACAACCAACTGTAAATATAGATGGAAAAACATATGAACGTAATCCCTTTGACTTAGTGAAAGTAGGTCAAATTAAATGTCAATGTCCAGATAAAGTATTATACGAACAAGTGTTTGGTCACCCATGTGACCAACCTAAAGAAGTTATGGCATACAACTCATGTATGCATACAATATACGCAGCAGCCAAAAGACAAATGAAAATGGCGCCAACACCAGATCCCAAAATTGCTGACGAATTTGTTGATTATGCAGTGAAAATTATAGAACATGAAGTAGGAGAATATTTAACCAATTTTGGGTACTCGTATGATCAATGGTATCAGCATTTAACTAAGGAGAAGCAGCATGACATGGACATTGTTCGAACCTACCTGTATGGAGATAGAACTACGTTGACACCTATGCAAATCCAGCAGGTAAAGCGAACTAACTATGAAGGTATTTGTAAAATAGAGCTGCAAGAAACAGATGGAAAACCACGTATGGTTTGTGCCATACCAATGTTAACTAAATATGCTATGGGCCCTATAACATGGGCCTTAGAGGAAATCTTTGCTAAGCACTTTAGGGGTTACTGTGGAAATAAAAATCTAACACAAATGGCATCTTATATAAATAATTTGATAACCTTAGGTTTCACTAAGGTAGTAGAAGGAGATGGTTCCGCATTTGATAACACCCAAGACATAACTCTGAAACGTGTAGATCATTATATATATCGTAGAATTGTAGATAAGGTATATCATATTGATAGAGCACTATTTAATGAACTGAGTACTAATATATATAAAATAATGGATGTTGTGTGTTATGACCAGAAAACTAAAAAGAAAAGACAATTATTCAGTTATATGATACTTGGAACTGTATTTTCTGGTGACTGTGATACTACATTATGTAACACAATTAGAATGGCATTATATAATAGGTTTGTAAATGATAAAGCAGGGTTAGTTTATGACCAAGACTATGTAGCATTTAGTAAAGGCGATGACTTCACAGTATTGTATAAACCATATGTAAGTAACACCTATATTGAGAAGTCATATTATAAATATTTTGTCAAGGCTAACCCAGATCCCAGTCAACCAGACACGCGAATCTTTGGACTAGGTCAAGTTTTAAAAATGCTAGAATTTGGTGGTGTTAAAGACATAAAATTCTGTTCACTGAGAGCATGGGTAAAACCAGATGGAAAAATAATATTAACTAGAGATCCAAAGAAATTTTATAACCTGAGCAAATACTCACGAAAAATCAAAACATTAGATAACTATGCAGCCGCTCAATATCTATTAGATCAGTCTATAGCCTTAACAATTAGCTATCCAGAGCTTAACATCTTTAAAACAATGGCTCAGTGTTATGAAATTAAAGCACAACAATATTTAGCAGATGTACCACCACACATCAAACAACAACTTATATATAGGTATAATAAACATAAGTATCATATAATTGAGGACGGTAGGCATGAAAAACCAGATATTATTACTATCGATGAAGACAATGAATATAATGTACATATATATAACATTAAGAAACGTGAATGGTTCTATAAAATCCAATCAGATTACTGGTCAACTATGCAACATATAGAGAAACTAAGGACAGATAGACTAGATGAGCATGAAGCTGAATATGTAAACAGACAAATTGATGCAGAATTCTCAAGTGAGGAGCTAAAGACTATATTAGGTGTAAATAACTATAGCTGGCCCAAAAATAACTATGAATAAAGCAAATAATAATAATAACAATAAGAATAACAATAATAATAAGAATAACAATAATAGAAGAAGGAG